GCGACGGACAGCGCCACCCGCCCGCAGCAGCTTAACGGACCAGGGAGGTCAGATGCTCGTGTTAGGACGTAGGCTCGGCGAGAAGATCATGATCGGCGACGAGATCGAGATCGTGGTGCTCGGCCATCAAGGAGAGCAGACCAAGATCGGGATCGTGGCCCCGCCGCATATCCACGTGAATCGCTTCGAGGTCTGGCAGCGGATCCAACTCGGCCTCGAGGCGCGGCGACGCAAGCGCCCGCCCGAGCGCGAGGCCTCGTGAGCTGGGAGCGACGAGACCCGAGGGTCTGGACGCCGGTGCGGTACGTGCGCTTCCCGCAGGTCTGCGACTTCTGCTGGGAACTGATCCCGCGCTCGAGCCCGGGACGCACGACGGGCAGTCGAGGGACGAAGGCCTTCTTCAACGCCGCGCTCAACATCTGGGAATGCATTCCATGCCGGGAAGAAGCCACGCGCGCCGACCTGACGAGGCAGTCGGAGCTGGACGCACGAAAGCCAGGAGGAAGTTCATGACGACGAGCACATTCCGTCCGAGGGTTTGGAATCCAGGGTCCGGTCGCAGCCAGCAAGGCTCCGGCTTGCCACTGGAGCAGGTCTCGTTCGAGAAGAGCCGCAACCGGCCGCCGCATCCACCGCGCCGGCCAACTGAACCTCCGCCGCCGTCGTCGCAGCCGCCGCCCGTCGAGACCTTCAGCTTCGCCATGACGCCCGGCTACCCGCGCGTCTGGTATCACGGCATCTACACGCGTGGAAATGGCCACAGCTTGCTCACCAACAACGGCGAGACGCTCCAGAGCGTCCTGGATAGTCCGATCGACGAGGGCATGGCGACGGCGCTCTCTCGCTATCCACTCATCACGCTCTCTGACGGCCCGTTCATGGACAAGCGGCAGGACGTTGCCACTTACATCAAGTCGAAGAATCCGCAGTGCCACGTCCTCTGGTCGATGAACGTCATGCTCCGGTTCGATTGGATCGTGCCGACGATGCTCTGGAACGACGAGTTCAACATCTTCAAGGGACCGCCCGACATGCGGCTGCGATGTACGGACGGCTCGCTGTTCCCGTTCGCGATCCCGCCCGGGGTCGCCTACTTCATCGACATCGGGCAGATCAAAGAGCGAATGTTCCAAGCGCTCGTGGACCACGGCGCCGGCAGCGGTGTCGCCGAAGGATTCTGGCTCGACTTCGCTAACGGCGTGATCTCTGGCGGCGCCGAGCCTTCATTCCCGGACGGGACGCCGCGCTTCCTCGATCCCACTTCGACCGGCTGGGCGAACCTCTCGCAACTCAATGCCTCGGCGAAGGCTGGTCTCGACTACTACGTGGACCACTTGAAGCAGTTCGGTCCAGTCTGGGGCAACGGCACCGTCGATGCCGATAGCCTGTCCCGCTGGTACGGGCGTGTTCGCGAGACGCTGGACCCGGACTTCGGCTTCATCGGCGGCAGCAACCCGCCGAGCGGATTCGCCACCTTCGACGATTTCGTTGCCGACATGCTGCTCTACACTGGGCCAGGCATCGACGGAGGCGGGACCCAGCTGGTCAAAGGCGACGATGCGAGCACGACCTACACGCAGACATGGATGAAGCTCGCGCGTTTCTCCCCAGGGACCGCAGCGCTCGCGGGCGCCTACGGCTGCGTGGCCCCGGAGCAGACGCAGACCCAGAAGATCCAGCATCCCGAGCTATGGGCGGACGAATGGAGCGTCAACACAGACGGCACGCACGATCCGACCGGAGCTCGCATCGGCTGGCTCGGCCGGCCGGTTGACCCGCCCGGGTTCAAGGACCCGGTGTCCCATGTCTGGGTCCGCCGCTTCCAGAACGGCATCGTGCTCGTGAACGGCGACGGACCGAATGGTCTGGGCGGCAAGACCATCACGCTGGAGCGTGCCTATAAGCGCATCCAGGGGGTGCACGACACCGTGGTGAACAACGGCGCTATCCAGCAGACGGTGACGGTCCCGAACAAGGACGCTGTGTTCATGGTGAGGATCTAGTCATGACTGGGAAGGCCCCTGGGCGCGCGGGGATGAGGGCGACGATTCGGGCCTCGACACGGGTCCTTCACCGAGGGGCGCACGCGGGTGACGGCGGCTGCGATCCCGGTCTAGGCATGGTCTCCGAACTAGGTTTACAGTTTACAAAACACACTCGGGAGCCGACGCGACGCGCATGAAGAGGAAGCGGGTTTCGACCGCTGCCGGCGCGGGCCGACGCCGAAACGGTGCTCGCGAAGCGCCAGCGCCGGCGGGCGGCCGGATGACGCAGGCGGTTTACGCTCGCCACCGCGGGGTTTCTCGAGCCGCCGTCGGCCGGGCCGTCCGGGAGCGGCGGATTCCCGTGGACGCCGATGGCCGGATCGACCCCCTCGCCGCCGACGCCGCCTGGGACCAGAACACGTCTCCCCGGGCCCGCGGGCCGGCCGGCCCGGCGGCCCCGACGGCGCTCGAGCTGCCGGTCGACCTCACGGAGGCGCGGACTGCGCACGAATGGGCGAAGGCCCAGCTCGCCGAGCTCGAGCTCAAGGTCCGATCCGGCGAGCTGGTCCCGGTGAGCGAGGTCCGCGATGCGGCGTTCAAGGCCTCGCGCGCCTCTCGCGACCTGGTCGAGAGCATCCCCGATCGGATTGCGGACGACCTGGCCAGCGTCGCCGACGCGAGTGAGATCCGCCGTATCCTCCGGGTGGAGATCGCTCGGGCCCTGGACGAGCTCGCTTCGCTCGAGCTTCCCGCCGAGCCCGAGGCTGCGGCCGGCGGTTCGGCATGATCCTCGTGGACATCTGTCGTCCATGCGGAGCTCCGTGGCTGGGCGGAGTCGCCTGCCACATGATCTCGGACAGGAGCGAGCGCGAGCTGCTCGATTTCGCGCAGGGGCTTCGGATCCCGCTCGCCTGGTACCAGGCCAGGTCGCCGGTCCCTCACTTCGATCTATCGCCCGGCTGGCGCAAGAAGGCGATCGCGGCCGGGGCTCGAGAAGTCGATCGCACCGGCCTGGTGGAGGGCATGCGGCGATGGCGATCGTCGAATCCGCAGTAAGCCGAGCCGCCAGCGAGTTCCTCGCGGCCTTCCGGGACGGCTGGCGCCGCGATCCCGAGCTGACGATCGATGAGTGGGCCGACCAATACCGCGCGCTCTCGCGCGAGACGAGCGCCGAGCACGGTCAATGGCGAACGAGCCGCACGCCCTACGTTCGCGAAGTCCTGCGCGAGATGTCGCCGAGCAGCCCGACGCGGCGCGTCGTGCTCATGTGGGGCGCCCAGCTCGGGAAGACCGAGTCGATCCTGAACTGCATCGGCTACGGGATCCACCACCGACCGGGCCCGATCATGATGGTTCAGCCGACCGTCGACGTCGCGATGAACGTTTCGAAGGAGCGCATCGTTCCGCTCGTTCAGAACACGCCGGCGCTCTCCGAGCGCGTCCTCGAGAACCGGTCTCGGGACGGCAACAATACGATCCTCACGAAGCGCTTCTTCGGCGGCTTCTTGTAGATCGCCGGCGCGAACTCCGCCGCAGGGCTCCGCTCGACTCCCATCCGTGATCTCTACCCGGATGAGGTCGACGCCTATCCCCTCGACGTCGACGGCGAGGGCGATCCGCTCGAGCTCGCGCGGAAGCGCCAGACGAACTTCGCGCGCGGCAAGGAGCTGACAACCGGGACACCGACCATCAAGGGGTTCTCGGTCATCGAGCGCGAGTACCTCCGCGGCGACCAGCGGAAGTTCGTGGTCCCATGCCCCCATTGCGGCGCCGAGGACTGGCTCCGCTGGTCGAACATCGACTATCGCAACGACGACCCGACGACCGCGAGCCTACTCTGCACCTCATGCGGGGCGCTGACCGAGGAGCGCCACAAGCGCGAGATGCTCGAGCGTGGGCGCTGGGTTGCCACCGCGCCGGGTGATGGCATCACGAAGAGCTACCACCTCTCGAGCCTCTATTCGCCCCTGGGCTGGCTCTCCTGGGTGCAGCTCGTGCGGGAGTGGCAGGACGCGAAGAAGGACCCGTCGAAGCTGAAGGTCTTCGTGAACACGCGGCTCGCTGAGACCTGGGAGGAGCGCGCGGAGTCCGTCGAGCCCGACGTGATCTTCTCCCGGAAGGAGGCCTACGCGTCCGAGGTCCCCGCCGGCGTCGGCGTTCTCGTCGCCGCGGTGGATGTCCAGGCGGACCGCCTCGAATACGTGATCAAGGGATTCGGCGCCGGCGAGGAGTCGTGGCTGATTGCATGGAACGAGATCCCGTTCATCGCGCCCCCGGATGCGAAGGACCGCAGCCGATATGACGCCTGGCTCGAGCTGGACCGCGAGCTGCTCGAATCGTGGGATCACGAGTGCGGCAAGAAACTACGCGTCGAATGCGTCGCGGTGGACTCCGGCTTCAAGTCGGACGACGTCTATCGGTTCTGCAAAGCACGCGCGCACCGCAAGGTCTTCGCGGTAAAGGGCGGAAGCGAGACCGGCAAACCGCTCGTCGGGCGCCCCAGCAAGAACAACGCGTTTCGCGCCCGGCTATACACGCTCTGCACGGATGCGGGGAAGACCACGATCCATGACCGGCTGAGGATTGGCGCTCCCGGCAGCGGCTTCATGCATCTGCCGGCCTGGATCGATCGCGAATACGTCGACCAGCTGACGGCCGAGAAGGTGATCAGGCGCTACCAGCGGGGTAAGCCGCCGGTGCGCGTCTGGGTGAAGACGCGCGAGCGAAACGAAGCCTTCGACCTCGAGGTCTATGCGCTCGCGGCGCTGCGGATCCTGCTCGGTCCTCAGCCTGATCGCGCGCTTCGGCTCCGGGCGGCGCGCCTCGAGACGAAGAAGGCTGCGGGCGAAGTGCAATCGGCGCCGATGATGCCGGAAGAGAAGCCGGCCCAGCAGGCGCCAGCGCGGCCCGCGCGATCGTGGCTCCCCCGCAGGAAGGGCTGGGTGCAGGGCTGGAGGCGATAGCCTGCGGGCACGGAAATCGCTTACATGGCCGGGAGAGTTGACGAGCAGCGTTCAATCGCTCGGTTGCAAACTGTGTTTAAAGGCCCGCAACACGCTGGCCCGAAGGAGGTTCGGCGACAGCTTCTCGCCGGCCGAAGTCTTGACATACGGGCAATCCTGTGTTGCGGCTGCACGCACGGTCACGTACATTCTTGTGCACTACAACCGCGAGAGAGACGCCACGAAAGCCCCGCCACGTTGCCCTGCGCTCCCCAGCTGCCCCACTGGAGGTTAGCCCGTGCCCATGCCCGTCCCCACGCAGTTCCCCCTCATCATGACGTTTTCCGAGCTCATGCAGATCGGCGACGCGATTGTCCGCGTTAGCGGCGATACGAGCGTGCTCGGAGAAGTCTCCCCGGATGGGTCGTGGCGATGCGCCACCGTCTCGGCCGGCGGCGTGGAGGAGGGCGGCGCGACGCTCGTCGAGGCCTACAGGGCTGTGAGGAATCAGATCCGGCTCGTGCTCGAGGATTGCGCGTACGGGGTTGACGCGGTCGATGCGTTCGAGAACGAGGTCGCGAATGTTTTCAGCTCGGTCAATCCGGAGACGAAGGCGGCCTGGGATGAGGCGCTGAGATGCGTGCGCGCCGGGCAGTGCTCTCCGACGTCGGGCGCTGAGAAGCTCCCGGTCAAGCGCGCCGCGGAGATTCGGCCCGTATCGGTGGGCCTGGTCTCCGAGCCCGGCATGGTGGAGAACCTCGAGCAGGCTGCGTAGTCCTCTGCGCCTTGAGCAAGGCTCAGTATTCCCTGGCCGAAGTGGAGGGCATGCTGTTGCATTGCGCGCCGGATGCGAAGCTGATCTTCAAGAAACACCATTACTGGGCGGTTCGAGGCAAGAAGCGCTACACGAACTTCCCCAAGGGAGAGGGCGCAGGCGGCGAGAAGCCGACGCGTATCCGCGTTGAAGACGGTCGAATTCGAGCATGCGTGACGATGCTTGAGATTGACGTCGAATGCGTGAAGAAAATCCTTCCAGGAGTTTGTAAGTGAACCCGACTCGGGAAGATCTCGCAGGTGCCTCGCTCACCGGCTCATCCGCCGGTGCCTCGCTCCATGTTGAGCGGCCTGCGGCGGCCTACGTCAGCGCCCCACTTATCGGCATTGATCCGCGCGTTGGCGAGTTGTCAGTCGACGGCCGCCGATTTCGCATTCCGGAGCACGCTCTCGCGGCGCGCTCGTTCAGGCTCCTCGTCCCGATTGGCTCCGAGGTGCAATGGCATGCAAGCCTGGGCAAGCCAGCCAAGACTCTGAGCCAAAGCTCGCCGCCACAGGTGCGCACGGAGTCTGGGACCTTCGATTGCGAGCTGATTGAGGAAGGCCCGCTGCCGGCCTGACCCGGGTGAGAGGCGAGTCTCAGCCTTAGCGGGCGGCCCGTGAATCCCCCGGCCGCCCGCTTTCGTTTTTCGCCCCGGCGCGTCGCTTTTTTCTTGCTCAAGCAAGCAAGCTAGCATAATCTGAGGGTGTCGCGAGGGGATTGGGCCCCGCGCGAGAACCCAAGGAGGATGCAGTGAACTTCACCGGAATGGCCGAGCTGACTCACTCGCAGATGGTGCGCGACGCTCGCCGCGCGCCGAGGCTGCTCGTCGGCGACATGCCCTACGGCGTCGTGGTTTGCGGCCCCGAGGACGTCGTCGCCGCGTGGCCGGAGCTCAAGGTCGCCGAGCGCGAGGTGTTCGGCGTGCTGACGCTGAATGCTCGCCACATGGCGACGCGGCGCGTCATCATCTCCATCGGCTCGCTCAACGCGAGCATCGTCCACCCGCGCGAGGTGTTCCGGCCGGCGCTGCTCTACTCGGCGGCGTCGCTCGTGCTCGTCCACAACCACCCGAGCGGCGACCCGGAGCCGAGCGAAGAGGACCTGAGCATCACGCGCCGGCTCGTCCAGTGCGGGGAGCTGCTCGGAATCGGGGTGCTCGACCACGTCGTCATCGGGTCGCGCGGCACCGTGAGCTTCCGCAGCCGGCAGCTCATCGAATGAACCCGGCGGGGGCGGGGGCGAAAGCCCCCGCCCTCCCGTGGTCTTGGTCAAAGCAGGTAGACTTCCCGGTGTTCGCGGGTGCCCGTCGAGGGTCTCGACGCGGCGTCGCTCGCGCACGCCTGTCCCAGGTGGCGGGTGGAGCCCAATCTCCCGTCACAAGCGCTGCACGATAGGATCCTCCGTCGTGCGCGGCCCGTCGCCTGGTGATGTTCCGTGGAGGCCGCATTGGTCGAACGTGACGATTTCAGCGACCCCGCTGTCCGCGGGAGTCTCGGCGGTAAGGTCGGCGGCCCAGCTCGGGCCGCGAAGCTAAGCGCGCGGCGCCGACGCGCGATCGCCGGCGCCGGCGGGAAGGCGCGCGCGAAGGCCCTTTCGAAGCGGGAGCGGGCCGAGGTCGCGGCCGCCGGCGGAGAAGCGCGCGCGCGACGGCTCGGCGCGAAAATGCGTTCCGCGATCGCCGCGGCAGCCGGCGCCGCCGGATCGCGGAAGCTGACGCCCGAGCAGCGCAGCGAACGCGCGCGCGCCGCCGCCAGGGCTCGCTGGGGCGAGAAGAAGTGAAAGCTCGACGACGGCCCGCGATGCCTAAATGGGCATACCGAGGCACTCAGATCGTCGCATGGCTGATCATCGCCATCTGCCTTGCGCGCGCATTCGGAGTTGGCGCGCGAACGCCTCAGCAGCGGCTTGCCGGCCTCGCAAGCGCTGGCACGTGGGTCACGGGATCCGTCTTCTTGCTCCTGCTAGCCGGCTATTTCAGACCGCTCAAGAACTCGGACGACGACGAACGTCACGTGCATGATCTGATCGTGCCAGTCGCGCTGGTGCTCTTCGGCCAGACGCTTGCAATGCACGCGGATAGCGCTCGAGGCGAGTTGGCGGATCACCGTGAACGCTCACGCGCGGAGGCAGATTCGCTCAATAAGGCGCGTGAGAGAGCCGCCGCTGACTCTCTCGCGGTCAGGGTTGTCTATGAGCAGCTCTACGCGAATTTTCGGTATCTAGGAACCAACTCGGAGATCCTGCGGCGCGAGCTCGATCTCGGGGCCGACCAGACTTCGATGTACCCGCTCAGCCCTCTGAATCTTGACTGGTGGTCGACCCTCGTCAGGTCGGATCCGGCAGGTTATGCGTATAACGGCCAGCTGATGGCTGACCTGCGCGAGATCAACGAACTGACGAATCGGGTACAAGCCGGCATTGACCACCGCGAAGCGTTCAAAATGAACGCTCCCTCTATCGTCAACTACGACTCTGGCGTTCGGATCGTGGACAGGCTGCTGCTCAAGGACATCGCGCAGCTTCGTGGGCTGATGCGGCCCCAGCTGTGGGATTCGAGCGGGGCGCCTAGACGTTGAAGGCCCCGGCAGCTCGCGCCGCCGGGGCCTCGATTCTTGGAGCTCTCGCCGACTACAGCGGCTGCGCCAGGAACTGCCCCACGCTCGAGCGCACGTCATCGGCGTCGCCGTCGTAGAAGACCTCGATGTCACACTGATACGCCGTGTGGTTCGAGCCCGCGTTCGCCGTGATCTGCGCGCAAACGTAGTCGTGCTGGAAGACGCCATCGCCGTGGCCGAGGCCGAACTGCAGGCCAGTGCCCAGCATGTTGATGTTGTTCGTGCCGCGCACGTTGTAGCCGACGCCGACGGCGGACTGGGCCGTCGACGTCAACCCGGAGATCACCGCGAACGTGATCGTGCCCGGGGTGTTCGAATCCGTCGACTTGTGGCGGCACAGGACGAACTTCGCGCCGCGGCAGGGGATGGGCTGCGAGAAATAGGTCTGGGCGGCGGTCAGCGTCTGCGGCCCCACGGCGCCGCTGCCGATCGCAGTGCCGATCTTCACGTTCTGGTAGAGCTTCGATCGAGACATCGATGCCTCCGAGGGGTTCAACGCCGGCGTCGCCGGCGAGTCAGTGCGAGTGGCCGTTCAGCGCGGCCGCGACCTCGCCGCGGATGCGCGCGCTCGCGGATTGCTTCTCGCTGTTCGCGGCCGCGGCTCCTGCCGCCGCATCGGCCGCCGGGCTATTCCCGCTCCCCGCTTGCGCGATGAGCGCTCCCAGGTCGAGCCCGTACCTCTTGAAGAGCTCCTCGTCCTTCTGGCGCTGGCGGAGCATCTCCTCGGTGTCCTCGCCGCGCTCCGCGAGCAGCTGCGTGATCGTGGTCAACCCGAGCTGCAGCTCGATCACCGAGGCCTCGAGCTCCTTCACCGGGTCGACCCATTCGGACGTCTGCATCAGCCAGCGATGGGACCGGTAGCGGCGCCAGTCGAAAGAGGGGAGGCGAAGCGCGCCGGAGAGGATCGCCGCCTCGAGCCACCATTCGTAGATCGGGCGCCGGAAGACGAAGGCCCAGTGCTCCTGGATCATCCGGCACAGCACGCGCTGCACGAGCTGCGAGGCGCGCTCGCTCGAATAGTTCGCCTTCGAGTAGTCGCCGGTGAGCGACGAGTAGGACGTCAGGAGCCCGGTGGCGATCCAGCGCTCGACGGCTGTCGTGAAGTCGTCGAAGAGGTCCGTCGGCTGGGTCGGCGTGAACGCCGACATCTTCTCGCCGGGAGCGAGACGCAGGACGGTGCCGGGCGACGTTTCCATCTCGACCGGCTGGGCGCCCAGCGGGTCGCCGTCGGCGCCGCCCTCCGCGTCCGGTGACGTGTTCGAGTTGGCGTCCACGTCCTGCTCGATGAAGGCCATCTGCGAGGCGCCCGCGCGCGAGCCGACCACGACCGCCTCGAGGTAGCCGTTCAGGTGGAGGCTCGGGACCATGATCGGCGCGAACCAGGTGACGCCGCGCGCCTGGTTCAGCCGCTGGGCGACGAACGAGTGAACGATCTCGCTCGCCGCGATGCGCCGGCGGGGCCTGGCGTAGAAGCCCTGCGAGTAGGGGCCGTCGAACACGTGGTAGGCGACCCGCGCGCCCTCTCCGTCCACCTCGACGCCGAGCCAGATCTCGTTGCCGCCGGCGACGCCGGAGAGGACCGTGCGCGTCTCGTCGACCATGTCCGGATCGATCCCCTGGAGTGCGAGGCCGTGGGGTCGGCTGAGCCCCAAGATCCTGCGCGTGAAGAACTCGCCCTCGGACATCATGGTGCCGAAGCTCAGGTGCTCGTAGAGCGCGAAGTTCTGCATGCCGTCGACGGTCACCGGGCCCTCGGTCCAGTCCTTCCACGCTGCCTCGATCGCCCGATTGGTCTCGACGTCGAGCTCGCCGTCGGGGCGTCGCACCTGGGCCTGGAGCCGCGCGCCGCGTGAGCCCAGCACCTCGGCGCGCTTCACGCCGAGGAACTTGGTCGCGAGGGCGTCGTTCAACCCGAGGTCGCGCCCGCGCGCGCGCAGGATGCGCAGGTCGCCCCGCAGCTGCTCGACCGGGGATTGGGTGCGAGCGATCGAATCGCCCGTGAGGCGGGACATCTCCGCGCCCCGGTAAGCGCCATGGACCACGCGCATCATGCGCCCGCGCCGCGGCGGGGCCGGCGCCGCGGGCGCAACGGATGGAGTCTGGCTCGGCGCCGGGCTGCCGCCGGCGGCGGCGAAGGCCGAGAACGCAGCCCCCACTTTCGCTGCGAAGGAAGGCTTGGCCACGTTCAGGGCCTCCGGAATGCAACGTGGATGGTCTGGCCGATCTTGCCGCCGTTACGCCGGCGCTGGATGCGGCGCACGAGCGAGTCCCTGAACCTGATCGCGTCGTTCCGGTCCACGGTCACCGCCGACCGGCCGTGGATCTGGTAGCTCACGAGGTTGCTGCCGACGCTCGCGAGCAACGCCGCCTCGACGATCTCGAGCGCCTTCTCCTCCCAGCTCTGGAGATCGCCCGCGGCCGCGGTCGCGACGTTCGGCGTCACAGCCACGATGCCGGTGGCCACGTCGTAGACCTCGCCAGCCAGGTTCGTGGCGCGCTCGAGCCAGGTGTAGTTGCTGGCGGCGAGTGTGTCGGTGTCCGCGGCCGTCAGCGTCACCACGAACGAGTCGCCGCTCGCCACGGCGCCCTTCGAGAGCTTCGACTTGCCGGCGATGTGCACCGCCAGTGACCAGCCGCCACTCGCCGGGTAGCCGGAGATCGTCCTCGTGTAGATGACGGTGGTGCCCTTCGAGAAGGACGTCGGCATCGCGGTCATGATCGCCATGCGCGCGAGCATGCACATCGAGGTGGTCGCTGAACATTGGAGTAATTCTCCAATGTCTTTCGTCTTGCCTTTCGCCTATCGCTTGCTCGTGACCGCTGGCGGATTCGCCAGCACATGCGGCACCAGGCGAGGGGCAGACCGCGATGGACCCAGTCGTGGAGACGATGAGCGAGGCCTCGGGCGCGCGATCGACGCTGGCGATGGCGGCGCCGAAGACGTCCCCGATGGACGTCGTCACCTACGAGATCCTCTCGTGCACGAAGCGCGAGCGCCTCGCCGCGGCCGCGGCAGCGGATGACGCCGCAGGCGACCAGGGCGGCGACGGCCCCGATCCGGACGTCTTCGACGTCGTCCTCTGCCTCGAGAAGCCGGTCAACCGCGGCTACGCGATCCTGACGTGGCTCCACGAGCCCTCCGCCGTGGACATGTCCTACGCGAGGAACGGGCTCTCGCTCTTGATGGAGCACGGCGCGCGGACGGGCGACCAGCTCTTCAACAACATCATCGACCCCTGGCTCCACGTCGGTGTGCTCGAGGACATCCGGGTCGAGAACAAGAAGCTCCTCGCCACGATGCGGTTCTCGCGGCACGACGACGCCCAGAAGGTGAAGCGCGACGTCCAGGACCGGACGCGGCGGTTCCTCTCCGCCGGCTTGATCAAGCTCAAGTGGAAGTTGACGAAGGCCGCGGGCTCGCCGGACGAGCTCGACGAGTACCTCGTCACGCGCTGGATGCCCGTCGAGGGCTCCATCGTGAGCGTGCCCGCGCTCCCAGGGGCGCGGGTCTTGAACTCGGCCGCAGGGCAGCAGCAGTACCCCGTTGAACTGGAACGCGATACCCCCGAACCGGAGGTGACACAGATGAACAACCAGAACGCGGCCCCCGCCGGCACCGCCGCCCCGACCGGGGGCGCGGCGGCGGGGCAGGCGACCGTCGACCGCGAGAACCTGAACGCGGCAGGCGGCCAGGCGGCCATCGACGCGGCGGTCAACGCGCGTCAGAAGCAGATGGCCCAGATCGTCGAGCTCTGTAACTCGCAGGGCTGCTCGGCCAGAGCCGGCGAGTTCATCGAGAAGGGTTTCACGCCGGAGCAGGCGGCGATGGAGATCCTGAAGGGCAAGGTGACCGACGGCTCGGTCCGCGGCGTGTCCGCGGAGATCCGCGACGCCATGCCGCTCAAGGATCGCAAGCGCTGGAGCCTGCGCCGCGCGATGGACCTCCTCTGCCGGCGCGCGGAGGGCCGCGGGGACTTCGACGGCGTCGAGGCCGAGGTCAGCGGCTTCATCGAGAAGCGCGCGCAGCAGGCCGGGATCCAGGGCCACAATGGCATCTGGATGCCCACGAGCGTGGTCGACGAGACCGAACGCTTCACCATGGCGAGCCGGCCGATCGAGCGCCACACGATGGTCTCGAACGTCGCCACCAAGGGGCTCGAGCTCGTCTTCGACCAGCCCGCCCAGCTGATCGAGATCCTGCGCAACGCAACGGTGTGCATGCGCATGGGCGCCCAGGTCCTCGGCGACCTGGTCGGCCAGATCCCGTTCCCGAAGCAGACCGGTGACGTCACCGTCAGCTTCGTCGGCGAGAACCCGTCCTCGGCGGTCGCCGCCTCGGACGTCACCACGGGCCTCGTCACGCTGGTCGGGAAGACGATGCAGGGCAAGTGTGTCCTCTCGCGCCAGCTGATCCGCACGGCGTCCTACGACGTGGACCTGATGGTCCAGAACTCGTTCGCCGCCGGGCACGGCCTCGCGTTCGACCGGCAGGGCCTCCACGGCACCGGTGCCCTCGGCCAGTGCACGGGCATCTACAGCGCGCCCGACGTCGCCGCGATCGCCTGCGGCAGCCTCGCGCCGACCTGGCAGCGCGTGCTCGACCACCTCTCGGCGGTCGCGACGGCCAACGCGCATGACGGGAAGCTCGGCTTCGTCACGACGTACGCCCTCGGCGCTCGCCTCAAGAACCAGCTGAAGTCGAGCGTCGGCACGACCGGGTTCGTCTGGGAGGGCCGCCTCGACAACGGCTCGATCGACGGCTACCTGGCCATGGCCTCGAACCAGGCGTCCTCGGTCCTCGGCGCCGGTGCGAACGAGCACGCGTTCATCTTCGGCAACTGGGCCGAGATGATCTTCGGGCTCTGGGGCGGCCTCGAGCTCGTGAACGACCCGTACACGGCGGCCGACCAGGGGCTCGTCAAGTTCACGAGCTTCCAGATGGGCGACCTGATCCTCCGCCACGGCCAGAGCTTCGCGAAGGCCACGGCGGCGAACCTGACGTAGTCGATCGGCCGGCCGGGTCCGGACGACGGCGTCCGGGCCCGCCGGCCCTCGAGGAGAGAACCCATGAGAGTCCGTGTGATCCGTTCGCACTGCCTCGGCGGTGGCCGGGACGTGTATGAGGGCGAGGTCATCGAGCTGGACGACAAGGAGGCCGCCTGGAAGACCCAGCAGCGCTGGGTCGAACAGGTCCCACAGACGATCCCGCCCGGCACGTACGCGCCGCAGACGCTCGCGAAGATGATCGAGAGGGCGACGGAGCCGGCGCCGCAGCCGACCCCGCCGTCATCGCCACCGCCCGCTCAGCCCGAGCAGGGAGGCGCCGGCGCGCCGGCCAGCGGCACCGGCGGGTCCCCGGACCCCGCGCCACCGCCGCCGGCGCCGGCAGCGGCGGGCTCGGGCCGCGGCCGCGGGAACTGAAGCACCGACCACCACACACACATCGCCGCCGCGTGCGGCAGGAGCAAGCCCGATGACTGTTTCGATGAACAGCCTGGCACGAGCGGTCTTCAACTCGCTCTTCGGCGCGCTGTCGCGCAACTCCAACACGAACGGCACCGGCGTCGACATGGTCGACTACGAGGGCGTCGCCCTCGTCGAGCTCGACTCGGCGGCCGGCAGCGCCGGCACGCTCGACTTCAAGCTCCAGGAGTCGAACGACAACGGCGTCTCCGATGCGTATGCCGACGTCCCGACGGCCGAGATCACGGGCGGCGCGTTCACGCAGGTCACGACCGGTGGCGCGAGCGTCCAGACGCGCTTCATCGACCTGACCTACCGCAAGCGGTACATCCGCGCGGTGGCGACGATCGCGACGGGCCCGTTCGTCTTCTCGGCGGGGATCTCCGGCCTCAAGAAGTACCAGAGCTGATCGGCCAGGCGGCGCGGTGACCTTCTACCGGGCTTCCGACATCGACGTGATGCTCGCCGAGTTCGGCGTGGACGTCACGGTCGGTGCGACCACGGCGAAGGCCATCGTCGACGTCTCGGACGAATCAGTGCTCCAAGGACAAGCGGCGGACTTCGTCGGCGAGGTGGTGACCATCACCGTCAAGAGCGGGGTGTTCGCCACTCTCGCCGAGGGGGACAGCCTCACGGCAGACGGCGTGAACTATCGGGTCATGAGGGTCCAACGGGTCGACGACGGCGCGCTGACGCTGGCGCACGTGGCGCGCTCGTGAGCTAGGGGAGAGGTGGAAGAGATCGATGCCCGTCGAAGCACTCGAGAACCGGATGCTCGACGCCATCGAGGCCGAGCTCGTGAAGATCGGCACCGCTCCCACGTCCGCCTGGCTCACGACGCCCACCCCGACGATCAAGCTGGGCGTGCCGGGCGACAAGGTCCCGGGGCCCAATCTCACGACGCTCTACCTGCAGCATCTCGGCAGCAAGCAAGGAACGGACAGTGTCGGAACCGCGCTCCACAAGCTCGAATGCGCGTTCGCGATCTGGTGCTGCAGCTCGCACGCAGCGGACGGGCAGAGACGCGTCCTCAACCTGCTCCAGGACGTCCGCCGCGCGCTCCTCAGTGCCGAGCCGACGTTCTACGAGCTGTTCACGTACGGGTCGGAGATGGGCGACTTCCAGTTCACCGGAGACGACGCCCGGATCCGGGCCGGCGTCTCGATGGGCGCTCTCGAGTTTCGCATCACCGGTGAGCTCAAGCACGAGGAAGACATGACCGAAGCCGAGACCCGCGCGCTCATCGAGAAGTACCTCAAGAAGGGTGGCTTCTGGCGCATGGATCATAACTATGCCTACGGCGCCAGCAATACGCCTCCGTTCATGGGCCTTCGCGCCATCCCTCAGACCACCAACAAGCAGAGGGGGCAGGGCTTCTGGCTGGATACCTCCACGGGCATCAACAAGACATGGGTCGCTGGCGTTGGCTACAACTCAGTCCTCGCCGCCGGGCCCGGTGGCGGCGTCTGGGCCCCATTCTATTTCTCGATGCGCATGAATCGCACCAACCCGGTCGGCACGACGGCCGGAGAGCGATTCCAAGGCATCGGCTGGGGCGATACGCCCGGGGTCGACACCCCATGGGCCACCAACCTCGCTTCCGACAGCGGCTGCCAGAGCACTGTCCAGCTCCGCTACAACCTGACGCGCGAGAAGTGGGAGGTGTTCCTGTGGAACACCATCGCTGCCGTCACGCTCGATTGCGACATCCAGCCTGGGTTCAGCGTCGACACGATCTTCGGCTTCCCGGCCATCGAATGGACTGGCTCTCAGTTCAAGTTCTACCTCAATGGGCAGCTCGCTAAGACCGTGACCCCGCCCGGCGACTACGACTTTTTCTTCGGCACCATCAATGGCAACGGGCCCTACTTCTTCTATACGAACGGCTCAGGGTCGGGCGCTGCCGCGGGCGAAGCCGGCTTCTACCAGGGCCACGTCTATCAACCACAGCCGCTCCAAGACGGCACCTTCGAGACCGACTGAGGGCTACCCACGATGTCTCCACTGCCTGCTGACAGTCACAAGAGCTACCTGCAGCTGGGGCTCGCGACCACGTGGGACACACCGGTCGCCGCCACGATCAAGCTGCCGCTCCTCGAGGAGGACATCGAGCTCGACGCCGACGTCATCGAGGAAGACGTCATGTGGGGGAACGACAATCTCCGTTCCCTGCAGCAGGGCTCGCGGTTCGCGAAGGGCTCGTTCACGGTCCTCATGAACCTCGACGACTGCCTCGAGATCATGCGCGGCTCGGTCGGCGCCTACGCGAACTCCCTCGTCGAGACGGGCGTGCGGGATCACTTCTTCCGCAGCGGCGGCGCGCTCAAGTTCTACTCGCTCGAGGTGGTGAAGGGCGATGTGCCGGCTGGGAAGTGCTGGCGCGTGCCCACTGCGAAGTTCGTGAACATCAAGATCGAGGGCTCGAACGCGCCCGGCATCGCCGGCATCGTCAAGGCGCGCGTCACGATCATCGGCAGCGACATCGACGACAACTTCACGCCCACGGGTGCCCTCACCTTCCCGTCGAACCTGCCGGTCAAGTTCGACCTGAACACGGTCATGGACGACGGCACGGCGGACGCGGCCTCGAGCATCCGCGTGCGGAACTGGTCGCTCGAGCTCGACCAGCCGCACACCGATCGCGATCGTGTCTACGGATCGCTCAAGATCGACGAGCCCGCGCGGAAGAGCCGGCTGAGCGCCGTCTGGACCTTCACCCAGGAGTTCCAGACCAAGACGCAGATGGATGCGCTCCTCGCATGCACGTCGGGCTCGCCGCGCATCCAATACCAGCACCCGACGACGATCGGCTCGACGAGCAAGCGCGAGTTCGAGCTCCGCTCCGGCGAGGCGAAGCTGCTCTCGGTCTCGCCACCCCAGCCCGGCCCCGGTGTCGTCATCTGCACCTCGACCTGGAAGGCCTCCTACGACGCCACCGATACCTGCGCGCTGCTCGCGCGCTTCCGGAACACCCAGAACGCTCTGCCCTGAGATCTCGGCGGCCCGGCGCGCGCGGGGGCGGGGCGACTTCCGAAGGCCCCCAGAACGCGCCGGCCGCCACCGACGACTTCCCAAACCCGACCCGCTCGATCATGGAGGACCTGCTCATGTCGATCCCGACGCCACGCCGCCTCGTTCACGCCCTGCTCGCGGTGCTGCTCTTCACCGCCGTCGCCATCCTCGCGCCGCCGGCGTTCGCCCAGACGCCCGACTGGAAGGATCCGACCGCGATCCTCGGCTGGCTCCGAGGCCAGACGATGCTCGTCACGTTCGGCATCTCGTTCCTCTGGAAGCACCTCCCGGGGGTCAAGACCTGGTCGAACGCCGCAATTCCCTGGCTCGCGCTCATGACTTACGTCATCGCCGAGCTCGCCGGCCAGGGTGGGGTCGCCCAGGCGGGCGGGCTGCAGGCGGCGGCGGCCGCGCATCCCTCGCTCGTCGCTGCGATCACCGTCGGCGTCGTGAACACGGCCCTCGGCAAGCCGATCTGGGATGCGTTCCTCAAGCCCTCGCTCGGCCAGCTGCTCGACATCTGGCTCAAGCGGACGCCACAGACGCCCTGAGCAAAGTGGGCGGCATTTATTCCAAGGATTATTCCGTGGAGATCGACGTAGCGGTCACGGCGCAACGAGGGACCACGGACCCTCGAGCTGTTCGCGTCGTGACCGCTCTTCCGTGGAGGTTGGAGTGGATCCGAGTCTGAAGGTGAGTAATGCGGCCCGAGCCGCGAAACGCTCGCAGGTCGTGCAGCTCGCGGACTGGAGCACAGTCGATGGCGAGCCGCTGCGCGTGCTGTGCACCGAGATCGAGGCCGAGCGGGCGCTGGAGATCACCGGCACGCCGCCGGGGGATCAGCCGCGGCTCGGGATCCGCGACGGCGCCGACGCGGACGAGCAGCTCGCGGCCACGAAGCGAGTGCTCCAGTTCTCGGCCGACTTGATCGAGCTCGGGACGAGCCTCGAGGACGACGCCGGCGCCGAGGTCAGGCCCGCGTTCTATTTCTCGGGTCCGCGCCCACATCCCCTGTCGCTCGACGGACGGAAGCTGAGCGACGGCGACCTCATGCTGCTCTCGGTCGCGATCCTTCGCTGCTGCGGCCACCTGGGAGGGGCCGCCGAGGCCTCGTTTCTTCGTGAAGAACGAATCCGGGCTGAGGCTCGCGGCCCTGCTCTGGAAGTACTGCCGGGCGGTCGGGCAGACGCCTCGGGAGGCGCTCCGCGATCCTGATCTGCCCTTCAACTTCACCGTGATGTACGGGGCCATGGCGTGGCGGGCGATGCACGCGGGCCTCGAGTCCCAGAAGCTCAAGGAAGACCCGTTCGGAATCACGGGCATCCAGCTACGCCTCCGACTCCTCTACGAGGATCCCTGACATGCCGGGAATGAACACGAACGTCGACATCCTCCTCCGCATACGGGACGAGGCGACTGCCAAGCTCCGCGAGGTCTCTGCGGAGACCGGCGGCCTGGTCGGGACGTTCCAACGGCTGAGCGCCGGGATCGGGATCTGGGGCGGAATCGCGACGGGGATCGCCACGGTCGCGGCAGCGAGCGTGGCGGCCACCACGAAGCTTTCCGACATGGCGGAACAGCTCGAGCGCTCGACGAAGATCACTAGCGTGGGTATTGAGCCGCTGCAGGCCATGTTCAAGATCATCCGCGACGCGGGCGGCGATACGGATGCGCTTGTGGCTTCGCTGGGCTATTTCAAGCGCCAGGTTGCAGAGGGCAACCCGATACTCCAAAAGCTCGGGCTCACGTCGGGTTCCGTCGAGGATCGCTTCGTCGGCCTGGCCAAGATCCTCTCCAATGCGAGCGACGAGTTTAAGGTCGCCCGCGTTACGCAGGAGTTGCTCGGAAAGACCGGAGCACAGCTCATTCCACACTATGAGGAGCTGGCGACCAAGATTCGCGATACGGAAAAGGCACAGGCGGAAAGCGGCGAGGCGATCCGTACAAGGGACATTCCAGCGTTGAACGCGCTCGACTCTGCGAGCGACAGGCTGAAGAACGATTGGAAGGGCGCCTGGAACGACATCAGCCTCGCCATGGTAGGCCCTTCGACCTCGATTGTTCAGACCATCGACGGGCTGATCAAGGCGCTCCACTCTCTCGCTCACGCCGCCGACGATGTCTCGAAGGCTGGCCGCGGAAGCAGGCCTGCGCTCGACAACAAGGAATTGATCGACGCCTTCATGCGCAATTTCGGTCCAGGACTGATGAGCGCTCATGGGGAGGGGGCCACGCCGAAACCGAAGAGCCCTCCGCTACCGGATTTCGGGCCGGGAAAGACGCCGGCAATCCTCGGACCTGGCTCGCCCTCGGGCATCCAGTCCTTTATCGAGGGCATGATGAAGGACGCAGCCGAACAACGCCGGCGCGAGCTCGCGGAGATGCTGCAGCGGAACATCATGCTGCCGCCGATGTTCGGCGGGGGAATGCTTCCGATCCCCGGTGGCCCCGGCCGGCTCGGGGGCGCGACTCACGTCGATCCGTTCAAGGAGATCGTCGACGCCTGGAACAAGGCGGTCGACGCGATCCTCAGCTCAACGAGCATCCTGAAGAATTCGCTTGGCGCCGTCTGGGACGGACTTCGGGAGGGCGTGAGTAACGTCTTCGTCGGCCTGCTCAACGGTTCTCAGACCTTCGCGAGCGGGGTCCAGGCGGTCTTTCATTCGCTGGGCAACTCCATCCTCAACTACCTCGGCACGCTTGTCGCCGCCAAGGTCTTCCAGCTCTTCCTCAAGCTCGTTGGCTTCGCTCTCGATATTCCATCCGCGGCATTCGGGCCGATCGGAGTGCCTTTCGATCCTTCCGTCCTTGCCATGGCCGGTCCCGGCGCAGCAGCTTCTTCGTTCGCCTCCGGCCCCGCCGGCCTGGGCGCCAGCGGCGGCAACACCATCATCATCCAGACGATCTCCGCGAAGGACGTGCTGCAGTCGCTCCTGTCGCCGAGGGGTGTGATGCGCGCGGCCAACGACCGCATCCTCGAGGTCGCGGCGGCCAGCTAATGGGCAACCTCAAGTTCGGACTCACGAACCTGCTCACCCAGCCGGGCGCGGTCCTGAAGAATGGGACGGGTGGCGGAGCTCCCCCTCTCATCGAGACCGCGCCTTACGTGATGGCGAATCTGCTCTCGAGCGACCGCTACACGCTCTGGCGGACCTCGACGCTCCTGGCATCGACGTCCTACAACGTCGACTTCGACCTAGGGAGCAATCAGTCGATCAACACGGGCGCCATGCAGGGGTACCGGCCGGCGTCGGGAGCGGGCCCGTTCGTCGACGTCTATTACCAGACCGGCACCTATACGCCCGGCGGTACGTGGAACTTCCTCGGATCGATCGTCAACCTGCTCTTCAATCTGCGCGACGACTACGTCGAATTCGGCGCCGTGACCGCGCGATCGGTCCGCTTCGTGATCACCGTAGGCGGCTCGAATCTGGTCTTCACGCTCGGCAAGTTCTTCATCGGTTCGGTCACCGATCTTCTTGGCGAGCATTCTCCCGGCGCCACGTATGCACCCTTCTCGGGTCGGCTCGAGACTCCGCTGCCGGGCGGCGCGGTGGTTCTCACCGAGCAAGGGGATGAGCAGGGTGAGTTCACGATCCCCTGGAACTTCGCGCCCGCGCTCGTCGAGTCCCTCTTCCTGACGCTCCAGACGCTGCGTAGCACGCAGCTCATGATCTGGCCGGACGGCCACGTCTACGAGGTCTTCCTCAAGGGTCGACGGTTGGTCCAGACCCGCGCGCGCCAGGCCTCGCGCGACTACGAGCTTGTCTTCGGGCGGGCGGCATGAGCAGCCCGGCGACGGCGGCATTCCTCTCCGCCTTCCGGGCCTACGACGCACAGATCGTGACGCTCGCGAAGATCGAGCTCTCCGTGCCGAGCGCTCGCACGCTCCGGTATGCCACGGCCGAGATCAACACGCCTGATGGCAGCACCTGGCAGTACGGGCTGATCTGCGACCCGATCCGGGCCTCCATCGACTGGCTCGGACCTGGGATCTCGCCGGCGGAGGCGACGATCTGGCTCGCGAACCGGCGCGACGCCTCACAGAGCTCGGGGACGCTGCTCAACCTGCGCTCGGCCTTCCTCTGGCAGAACGCGATCGTCACCCTCTACATCTGGGTGACGTCTCTCCAGTCGTTCACCGACGCGCTGCAGGTGTTCCGGGGCAAGGTCTCCAAGCCGGGGAAGACCGACAGGGAGGGCATGACGCTCAACCTGCTCCAGGACCAGTCCTGGAACTCCCAGCTCCCGCCCGTCGTCGACAAGACGAACTACCCGGATTCACCGGACGTCTCGCAGGGGCTGCCGGTCCCGATCCTCTACGGCGATTTCTCCGCCCCTCCCATGCGCGCCCCATGGACCTCGGCCTACGGCTCGAAGAAGGACCAGGAGGACTCTGGCGCCGGCGCCGGCGCCGTGCCCTATATCCTCGTCGATTCGGGGATCGGCGCTTCCAAGGTCAAGCTCGTCGTCGCCTGTCACCAGGTCACGGACATCGTCGATCGGGCGAACGGCCGGTCGGTGTTCATCGCCGGCGACGGCGTCTTGGACCCGCTCGATACCACGGGGATCACCGAGACGCTCGGCGGGTCGGAGGCGTCGCTGACGTTCGACGACGAGACGATCATCGCCTTCGCACCGGTCAACGAGATCGACGTGCGCGCGGCCGGTGGCGGGAACACGGCGACCAACCCGCGGCGCGCCATGGACGTCAACGACGAGACCAGCTTCGCGTCGCTCGACCAGAGCACGACCAAGAACGAGCTGCAGCTGATCCTCCCGAACCTCAGTCCCCGCGGCCGGATCGAGTCGGTCGAGTTCGTAGTCGCGTTCAAGGGCAACGCGTCGAACACTCACAATCTGAGGGTGAACGCATTCACGCCGGGGGGCGGAGCCGGGGGTTCACCAACGACGTTCGCGTCCACCGGGACGACGCCGGCGATTCAGCGCGCCACATGGCCCACCGGGTACTGGACCCAGAACTGGGACTTCGGCGGTGGCGGCACCATCTTCGACATCCGCGTGGACTTCGCCGGGGGCACGGCCAACAAGGCGAGCATCTACTGGGTCGCCCTCGTCGTGAAGTATCGCCCTCAGAGGAGCGTGGTGACGCCGGGCGCGATCGTCGTGAACCCGCTCGCGCCGCGCGGGCACGAGCGCGACCCGCGGAACCCGCAAAAGGTTAACGTCGGGGCTCGACTGCGGCTCGACGGTCAGTTCTACGGCTGTCCGAAGGGCTACAAGGACGACGGTTCCGGCACGTTCACGGGCTCCGCCTCGAGCCTCATCCAGCGGCCGCCCGACATCATGCGGCACTTCCTCGTCACCTGGGGGCTCATCTCGGGCAGCGACGTCGAGACCGGTGCGGGCGCGACGGGGAGCTTCGTCGACGCGAGGGACGTCCTGCGAAATGAACAACCGAGCGATGCGAAGCTCGCCTGTTGGATCGGCGAGCGCTCCACCGTTCAACGGGTGCTGCAGAAGATGGCCGAGCAGTCGGGGATGGCCGTCTATCTCGACAGGTTCGCGAACAAGTGGCTGGCGTTCCCTTGGAAGCCCGGCGCCGCCGAGGACTATGGCTGGAAGCTGAGCTACCAGGACCTGATGGCCTTCTCGCACGACGAGTTCAGCGTGGTTGAAACGCGTCGCGCGATCCGCGTGAAATACTGGTACGACCATTTCCGGAGCAAGTACCTCTACGAAGCGTTCGTGAACCCCGCCGGCAGCGGGCAGGGCATCAGCCTCCCGACCGCTCGCGACCAGCGCTTGGTGATCGCGACCGGGGTCAACGACAAGTTCGACTGGAAGTCCGGCGTCACGACCTTCGCCGCGACACTGGCCGCGGGCACGTACGCGCCCATCGATCTGGCGAGCGAGTGGCGCTCCAAGGTCCGCGCGCAGGAAGTCGACAACTCGAAGTTCACGGGATGGGGCTTCTCGATCAAGACCGGGTTCAATGACCTGTTCGACATCGAGGTCTCCGGGACTCCGTTCCAAGCGACGCTCAGGCCTGGGGATTACACGGCGGAGGGTGCGGCGATCGAGCTCGCCCGCGCATTGAATGCCATCCCGAGCACGGGGCGGACATTCTCTGCGAGCTATGACCACCCGACGAACAAGTTCACGGCGGCCGCTGTCGGCGGGACGTTCAAGATCCCAGGCCTCGGTGGGGCGCCCGGGATCGCGTCCTCCGCGCTTCCCGTCTTCGGATACAACTTCTCGCTCGTCGCGGGCCTGACTGGCACGTCCATCACGTCGACGCACGCGCGCTATGGCGATCGCTTCTACATCGGCGACGGCGACGGTAACGTGACGACGAACAACTTCCTCTGGGGCACGGGGGCGAACGCCGCGACGAGCTGCGCGGACGTGGTCGGGTCGGCTCATGCGGATGTCACGGGCGGCATCTGCCCGCTTGTCCATGGTGACTTCACCCGCGGCGATCGCGAGCGGACCGCCCAGACGCTCGATGGCTACTACGACCCGCGTGAAGAGAACCAGATCTCCGCCGACTGGATCCGTGATGAGCTGACCGCGGTCGAGCTCCGCGACCGGATCTTCGACCTCACCGCACGCCCCCGCGTGCAGGTGCGCTTCGTCTCGCGCCGCGTCCCCGACCTGCGACTCATGCAGGTGATCGAGTTCCAGAACGACCTCGATCCCATCAACCCGTACCCCGGCTTCGGGTCCGATGGGTCGTGGGCGGGGAAGACGTTCCGCGTCCTCGAGGTCGAGCAGCAGCTCGGGCCCGACTACAGCACCGAGGTGCTGGCGGTGGAGGCCTGATGGCCCAGCTCGAGGTCCGCATCGATGCCGCCCGCTGCCTGGCGCTGCTCCGGAATGGGGGCAAGCGCATGGCGTTCGCCGTCGTGAACGCCTTGAACCAGACCGCCAAGGAGATCCAGACGGGGGAGCGCGAGCATGCCGCGAGCGCCTTCACCCTCCGAAAGCGCGACTTCGTGCTGCGGGAGGCGGCGGTGATCCGCGCGGCCGCGGGCGGGAGCGGATTCGCGAGCGTTGGCGCCGGCAGGTTCGAGGCCCGGATCTCGGTCGGCCAGAAGCCCAGGTTGCTCCTCTCGGGATTCGAGGAAGGGGCGGAGCGCCGGCCGTTCAAGGGCAAGAACGTGGCGGCGCCCGTCACCGGCGGGCCCGCGAGGCCGAGCTTCTCGGCAGGCGTCAGCGATGCCTTCACGTTCCGAAACCTCGGGCTCCGGCGCGTCAAGTCGAACGGCCAAAGTAAGCGCAAGCGGCGCACCACGGTACGGATCGAGCAGAGCATCACCAAGCAGGGCAAGGTCCAGTGGAAGGGAGCGCATCGCACCTTCCTCTTGACCGAGACCGGGCGGGCGCCGCAGGGCGGCGTGTTCCAGCGCGTAGGACCCGGTCGTGACGACATCCGGATGGTCTACAGCTTCAAGCCGCCCTTCCGGCTCGACCGACGCCTGCACTTCCTCGACACCGGAACCCGCATCGCGGACCAGCGTTTCCAGCGCAACCTGCTCGCGGAGGTGAACGCCGCGCTTGCCTACAACCTCGGATTCGGAGCCCGGCGGTGATCGACGACGAGATCGTCGACCGGGTGATCGAGCGCGAGGTCGGGCCGGCCGTCTTTCAGGAGCTGCTGACCGGAGAGCGGGCGAATGCCGTCCATCGGGATCCCGCCGACCGCGGCGGCACGACGAACATGGGCATCACGTGCGCGGGGCTCTCGAGGATGCTCGGGCGTCCGGCGACTGATGCCGACGTCGCGGGGCTGACGCTCGGCAGGGCGCGCGAGTTCTATCGCTGGCTCTTGGCGAGCTTCGGCCTGGATCACGCTTCGGGCGTCGACGCGGCAGTACGGGAGCTCGCGTTCGACATGGTGGTGAACCACGGCAACGCCGTGCAGCTCATCCAGCGCGCGCTGGGGGTCAAGGTCGACGGCGTCTTCGGCCGCATCACGCGCGCGAAGCTGTTCGAGGCCGAGCCGCGGAGGCTCTACCGCGAGCTGGGGGCGCAGCGGCTGGAATACATCGGCCGGCTGATCAGTGACCAACTCCATGACGACGACAAGGACGGCGTGCCGGACAATGCGGAGCAGGCGGCCGGATGGCTGAAGCGTCAGGCTGACTTCTGGCGGGTGACCCCGTGAGGGACGCTTGGGGGGACCGATAGGTGGCGCCCGCGAGGAAGGGCAGCGCATTGGAACGGTGGAGGGTGAGGCTCGTCTTTCTCGCCACGGTCTCCGCGGCGCTGATCGAGTTGTTCCGGTTCGCCGTGCTCGCCAAGCACGAAGAGGAGAAACACATCGCCGGCGTAATGCGCGACTCGCTCGATACGCCGGCAGTGAACAGCCACATCGTCAAGGTCGTACGAGACTCACTCGAACTGCCGAGAAAGAGGCACCGTTGATGCCCCCCATCGACAAGGTGCTGCTTACGGTGGTGGTGCTCGGGCTCTTCGCGACGCTCTGGGAACTCGTCATGAGGCGTCACCGGGAGCCACCCACCAACGGGCATTACCGACATCTGGAGGAGGCGTATGGTGCTCGGCTGGACCGCCCACAGACTGCTCGTGCTCGCGGTCGTGGCAACAGCGCTCGCCGGCTACGCCCGCGTGGCAATCCTGTTGTTCGCGCGAAGAAGTCGCGGCGAAGATAGGCGACGCGTCTGGAGCCTCGTCCGCCAGGACGTGACCGCCGGCGGCATCATCCGTCTCGGCTGGATCGCGCTCGTCTTCGATCCCGTGCTCGGCCCGCTCTTCTATGACCGGATCCCAGCGGGCGGCTGGGTGATTCTCGCGGCGCAGGCGTTTCAGACCGTGGCGATCTGGCGGCTCGGGAACACCCTGATCGACCCCATATGAGGACTGGGCTGGACGCTCCCTCGCGCGGCGTGATAGGAAAGTCACGGCGAGCGTCATGCATCACGGTCGGCGCGATCAGGAGATCAGCCGCGGCGGCGTCTCGCTAGCGCAGGATGCGCGAGGGCGACATGCATTGCGTCGAGAGCCGCGCCGCTGGCGCACGAGGTTCGGACGCTGGGTCGAGGCCTACGGCGTGAGCCGACTCGCCCTCGAGCTCTCCCGCCGAGGTCAGCCAGTCACCCCACATGCGATCTACAAGTGGGTGAGCGGGGCGCACCACCCGCGCCCG